ACGGGACCACGCCCTGAACAGCTCCGCCTTGTACGGCGCGAGCGTCGTGGACACGTCCGCCATCGTGTACGAGTAGCTCCCCTCCGACTCCGAGAGCATCGTCGGGTTCACGCCGCGCTCGCCGAAGAACTTGTCCATCGCCTGCCAGACCGTCAGCTCCAGGTCGTCGGGCATCGTGGAGTACCCCGCCGTGTAGCTCACGAGGATGTTCCCGCGGCCCTCGGGGAAGTTGGGGCTCGGGCGCCAGCCGGGCGAGGAGATCGCCCCGTAGTCGTCCCGGACCACCCGCGTCGGGCGGGAGAACGGCACACGCGAGACACGCCCCGAGTCGTCGTGGACGCGGTAGGTGGTCGAGTCGATCGTCGTCTCCGTCCCGTCCGAGGATCGGAACTTGAGCGACGTGAACACCGTCACCGGCCAGCTCTTCAGGAACAGCACCTGCGAGCCGTCGCCGTCGTACTCCTCATCCGAGAACGCCGCGGACTCGAACGTTCGCCCCGTGTGACGCGCGAGCATCGCCTCGACACCCGCGAGGATCGCCGTCAGCGCGGAGTCGTTCCCGCTCCCGGAGATCCCCGCGTAGGTCTTGTAGTCCGCAATGCTCGTGATCGCCATGCATCACCTCACACAAGACCGAGCTGCGCCGTCAGCGTCCCCGTCCCCGTCACGCTCGCCGCCGTGGTGCAGAACACCGTCACGAACTGGCAACCCTGGAGGTCGATGTTCGTCAGGCTGGTGGGGTCCGAGTATTTGAAGTCGTCGTCGATGAAATCGTGGGTGGGGTCGATCGAGATCGTCGTCTCGGTCGCGTCGTCGTTGTCCGCGTTGTCCAGCCGCAGGAACACCCCGTAGTTGTCCGCCGTGGAGTCCGAGGAGAACGTGCTGGAGTAGGTGTCGCGGAACTCCTCGATCCCCATCTCCGGCTTGTTCGGGAGCCACGCGCCGACCACGCGCACGCCCGGGCTCGTCGCCGCCGCGGAGATCGCCTGTGTGTATTTGGCGCGGAGCAGGGCGCTCGACACGCCCTCGCCCACCTTGATCCACGTCACCGCCGAGTCCGCGATCGTGGACGGCTCCCGAATCTCGGAGTCCTCCATCGCGTGTTCCAGGTCCGTGTTCGCGTCCACCCACTCGCGGTAGGGCGACACGAACGAGACAGGCTGGCGCCCGCCCATCCCGGCGTTGGCGCCCTTGGCTTCACCGATCGCCATCACTCACCCCCGGAGGCGCTCATCGCCTTGTTGCGGACGTTCTTTCCCTTGACCGCCTTGGCCTTGGTGTCCTCGACCCACTCGGCCCGGCCCCAGTCCACGAACGTCTGGGCCAGACCGATGCCGATCCCCGACCGCTCGATGTCCGCCACGTCACCAGCGCGGTACGTGCCGTAGTCCTGGGTGAACCGGATATGCGTCTTCGCGTCCATGTGTGCCTCCGGGTTGAAAGCGGCGAGCGCCCCTTCGAGCGCCCGCCGGTCAGGGTCAGGTGACGATGGCTTCCTCGGCGATGCCGCGATCCGACGCGCTGTTCGCGTTCGTCTCGTTGCACCGGCTCAGGAACGCCGTCGCGGTGATGAAGGTGCCCGTGGAGCCGTTGCCGCACCCCGCCTCCAGGATGAAGTAGCGACCGTGGCGGCCCGGGTTGGCCACGTGAATCCAGTAGCTGTTTCCACCGGCGTTCTCGTCGGGCGCCGTGATCGACGCCCCCGTGACCGCGGTGAAGTCGGAGTCGTCGGCCTCGTTCGCCGCCGTGTCACCCGCGTACAGCGCGGGAGCCGACGCCATCGTGATGTCGGTGGCGCCGAGGTTGACCAGGACGGACAGGTAGTTGCACCCCTGCGTGTCGATCGACACCGGGTTGGCGTCACCACGCGCCCCCACCGGATCGTCGTTGTCCACGATCGCCTGGGGCTTGATGACCTGCTGAACCTCAACATTCTGCATCGGAATCATGTCATTCCCCTTTGCTTAGCTGGCGAGCTGGAACCCGATGACGGGACCGGCGTTGGACGAGTCGCCCGCGTCGTGGACGTTGATGGCCACGCGCTCGCGGCCCCGGATGGCGATCTGGTCGTACTCGAAGTAGCGCTGATCGCTGGTGGCGACCTCGTTGGAGCCCGTGACCTCGCCGAACTTGCCCGCGAGCGGGAAGGCGCCGAGGAACGCAAACACCGTGGTCGCGCCCGGATCGGTCGCGGGCATCGCCTGCGAGAACTCGACCGGGAAGCCCTGGAACATCGGGCGGCTGCCGCGCGCCAGATCTTCCGTGGTGTTCCCGCCCGCAGCCGCCTGGAGGCGCGACAGCACGCCGTACCACACCGCCGAGTTCATCACCCACACGGGGCTGGACTCCAGCGCGTAGCCCGGGAGCTTGCCGATCCCCTCAACCACCTCCCCGAGCGCCACCGCCGCGAAGTTCGCCCCGGTCAGCGTCACCTTGCCAGCCGACCCGAGGGACGAGCGGACGCCGGTGATGCCGCCGTAGGTGCTGGTGCCGTCGCCGAGGAACGCGGCCTGGTCCTCCTTGAGCCCGACACCACGCGACCACGAGCGGGTCCAGATGTCGGCCACGGAGATCGCGGCGTCGTTCATCAGCTCGGACGAGAGCTTCGACAGGCCCATGAGCTTCTGGGCCGTCAGGTTCACGTTGTCGAAGTCCGGTCGGTCCTGCGAGGTCTCTTCCGAGTGCTCGCCCTGCCACGTCGGAACCACGTCGGTCCCGAGACGCGGGTAGGTGAGGGTGTCGCGGGACATCGGGATCGTGCCGAAGACACGCCGCGCCGCCCCGTACTCCTCCTTCAGCTCGATCAGCTCGGTGGAGAACTCCAGCGGGACCAGAGCCCCGCCGAGGGAGTTGTTGGTCGTGCTGTGGGCCTTGCCGATGATGGCCTCGTCGTTGGCCTTCTGGGCGTAGTCCACGCTCTTGAGAGAGTGGTAGCGGATGAAGGCGCCCATGTATTCGGCGCTCTCCCCGTCCTCGAACACCGGACGCTTGCGGCCCTCGCCGGGGATGTAGACCTTGCCGCCGCTCTTGGCGGTGTCGGTGTACCGCTTGACGAGCTTGGCCCGCTTGGACTGGATCGCCGGGGCCTTGTTGCCCTCGTGGATGCCCCGGTACTGGCCCTTGACGCCGGAGATCGTCTGTGCGTTCTCCTTGCGACGGGTGGAGCGGTAACGCGCGGACTTCTCGAAGTCCTCGTCCTCCTCCTCGTCATCGTCCTCGGCCTTCTCCTCGCCGCCCTCGGCCATCTCGACTTCGAGGCTGTTCAGGGACTCGCCCTGATCCAGCACGAGCCGGGCCTTGGTGCCCCAGGCCGTCTCGACATCGACCTCGTTCCCGTTGGCGTCCTCGAACTCGACGCCGTTCTCGTCAATCCAGGCGAGCAGATCCTTGAGCTTTGCCGCGCCCTTGAAACCCGCGTCGCGGGCCATCTGAAGCAGTTGCTTGCGATTCATCGCTTCGCTCCATGTACGTGCGGATAACCACACGCCAGGAGCGATTGCGGAAGGGCCTGGGAGGCTCGACAGAGCCCGGGCCTAGCCCTCGGGCGCAACGCCGGTCGGCGTCTACGTTGCCCAAGGATACATCATCTTGGGCTATGAGTCAAGCGGGACACCATAACTTGTGGTTATGGCGCCCGCCGGAGACCAACTACCCGATCCGAACCGTCCCCACGCCCGCACGGATCAGCGTCCGCTTCGCGCGCGGCGTCTCGGCCACCGCGTGCGTCTTCCGCTCGGGAAGGCCCATCGCCCGCGCGCTCTGCCGCTGGATCAGGCCCTTGGTCACAAGGCCCTCCAGGCTCGCCGCCCGGGAATCGTCCACCACCACCGCCTGAGACTGGCACGCCACGTTGCAGGGCATCGCCGTGAAGCTCAGCTCGATCCACTTCCACGAACGCACCACCGATTTGGGGGGGCCGCCCTTCCCCGTGTACCGCTTCTCCTCCTCGTCCGTGGGGGGGCCGTAGTCCGTCGCCTCGAAACCGATCGACACCCCGATCCCCACCTCCTTGGCGATGGTCAGGATGTCATCGGGTACGGGGTTGCCCTTGAGGCTCAGCATCCCCACACGCACCTTCCAGCCCCGCTGCTCGGACAGGCTCGGGAACGCCACGATCCCGTTCTTCCGCACCGCGCCCACCGCCGACCCGAACGAGTAGTCGTGGTCCACGAACACCTTGCCGTTCGAGGCGAAGTAGTCCATGCTCGCGCCGGACGGCACCACCACCTCGTTCTCAAGGTCGATGTCGTCGGTGTTGGCCACCACGATGATGTCGCGGTTGCCGTTGTCGGTGTCCACGGACACGTCCTTGTTGAAGGACGCCCAGACGCCGATGTGGGCCTCGGACCCGATCTCCGGGTTCTTCATCCTGATTCTGTCAACGACGTTCATTCGTCACCCCCGAAATCCCCGAGCAGGTTGCACCGGCAGTTGAAGTGCAGCGGGGGCGTCAGCACCGGGCCGCGCGGCGTGAAGCTCCGCCCGTCCGCGCCCACGATCGCCTTCCCCGCCGGCCAGAACGGCTCGTCCAGCCCGATCGCCTTGCTCTGCCCGCCCTTGCCCTCATGCTCCTGCACCAGCTTCTCGCATAGGGAGCAGTTCCCCGGCGCCAGTTGCCAGACCTTCCCCTCAACCCCCAGCTCCTTGAACCCCGCCAGCTTCCCGCCCTGCACCGCCGTCTGCACCTCGGTACGCGCGATCCGCTCCGCACGCTTGGGCGCGAACTCGTCCAGCCCCTTGGAGATGTCGGAGATCGACTCCCCGTTGGCGATCCCGGCCTCGATCGTGGCCCGCGTCTGCTCGATCGTGGACTCCGCGATGTCGCCCGCGAGTTCAATCGTGTACCCGTCGAGGAACGCCAGGGCCTGATCCGAAAAGCCCGACTCGTCCAGCGTGCCGATGACCTCTGTCAGGCCCTGCCCGTAGAACTCCTTGATGACCGGGCGCATGAGATCGGCCAGCACCTTCACGTCGTCCTGGGTCGTCTCCTCGCCGTTGGCGGCGCGCCGCTGGATCTCCCGAAGCTCGTCCTGGATGATCTCGGCGAGTTCCTTCTCCAGCCTGCGGATCTTGGCGGTCCTGAAGTCGTCGTCGTCATCCTTGGTGTGGATGCCCGAGCAGCAGTCCGCCCACGGGTCCGAGGCGAACGCCTTGGAGATCGTGTCACGGATTGTCACGGCTTCCTGCCCATTGCTGCCCGCTGCTGGCAGTTGCTTGACCTCGGGGGCCGATCCCACGAGCCCCGTCACCGGGAACAGGCCGGACCCGAACCCCGAGGGCTCCGGCGCCCGATCCAGCGCCTCCAGGCTCTGCCCGTTGATCCGCAGGACATCCGCCGCGGGATCGTCGCTCCGCTCCCACCCAAGCTCCTCACGCGCCTCATTGATCGTTCCCAGCCCCTGCGCCACCGCCTGCCCGTACACCGTCACCTGACGCTCCAGATCCTCCGGCACGGGGTTGTCGTAGACGAAACGCATCTCGTCCGGGTCTTCGCCGAACCACGGCAGCAGCAGCTCCGAGAGCTGTTCCGCGTAGTCGTTGATCCGCGGGCGCACCGTCCCGTCCAGGTACTGCACCGAGTAGCCCTGAGACGCGCTGGCGAGGTTGGCGTCGTTGAGCTTCACCATGCTCTCGGGGATGCCCGCCGCCGCAAGCAGGGTCTGGAGCAGGAACTCAAGCTTCTCCTGCGTCTGCAAGTCCTTCGCCGTCATCGTCAGCGGCGTGAGGGAGTTGGCGCCCTTGATGATGATCGGGTCGTGCATGTTCGCCACGCCCTGATACCGGGACCGCATCCGCTCGTGAGCCGCCTTGATCTGCTCGTCCGTGACCGTCTCGCCCACGCCCACCGCAAGCGTCGAGTGCAGGCCACGCTCCACGAACTCCTGATCGAACTCGATGTTCGCCGCGATGAGATCGGCCTCGGCCAGCACGTCCTGGAGCCAGGCGGACCCGCGGTACGGGTCGCTCATGCTCGGCTGGAACACGAAGTGGAGCACGTCCCCGCGCGGGAGCAGGTGAACGTCCTCGCTCGAACGCCCGAACGTGTACCCCCACAGCAGCTCGTTCTCGTCGGGGATCGGGTTCACATACGCCGGGTACATGGGCCAGAGGTTGCGGACCGGAACCTCGTTGCCCTCCTCCACCGCGTAGAAGCTCTCCCCGAAGACCTCGCGCGTCTTGAACATCAGGCGTTCGAGGCTCGTGCCGCCCACCCAAAGGGGGTTGGGGTTGTTCAGGAGATCGAGGATGGGGTGCGACTCGACCTCCACCAGCTCTCCACCACGGGAGCCGATGTCCGCCGCCTTGATCCCCGCCCTGCCCGACGCGATGTAGGCCCGCATCGACTTGGAGACACGCCGCGTCCTCGTGGTCTGCTTGCCCGCCTTGTAGAGACGCATCCGCTGGGACGCGCACGCCTTGGCGTTCAGGTCGGCCAGGATCGAGGGCCATGACCGGACACGCGCGAGGAGCTGGGCGTTGTCGGGGTTGTACGAGGATCGGCGGTGGCCCCGGATGTCCCCGGTCGTGACCGTCGCCCCGAGCATCTCCTGCCGTGTGACCGCCTTGGCCCCGTCCGTGGGGGTTGTCAGCGCCTTCCATGCGTTGCCAAGACGTGTCAGCATCAGCCCCACCCCTCCTCGATGCCGTGGTCCTCACGCAGCGCGAGACGCGAGAAGTGACGCAGCGCCGGGATCTTCAGCATCTCCAGGAGGATCTCGCGGTCGATCTCCATGACCCTCGCAAGCACCGCGTCCGCGATCGCCGAGTCCTTCAGGCTGTCGTCGTCGTAGTTCATCGCGTCTCACCTGAACGTCGGGTCGTCCCACACGGATGCCAGACGGTTCGTCTTGGGGATCGGCTCGCCCGTGAACACGGACAGGCCAGCGGACTCGTCCTCCCGGTCGATCTCGTACCGCAGCCCGTCGAGGGCGTGGTCGTTCTCTTTCTTGGGCTCGTCCTTGGGCCGGTCGGGCTTCCACTCGTACGACTCGAACTCACGAATGAGGTTCGTGCAGGAGGGAGACACCGTGAGCCGTGGCACTCCCACGGCGTCAGTCTCCAGGCGTTGACGGACCTTCTGAATCCCCCGGACGACCGAGCCCTCGCCCTTGTCGGCAGACACCGCGGGCAGGCCCCGCTCGCGCATCGCCATTCCCAGCGCCTTGGCCGCCGAGTCATACATGGCGCGCTGGAGATCGGGCAGCCCGAGCGCCTCGATCTGATCCACCATCCGTTCGTGCGTGAGACCCGTCTCGTACGCCTCAGCGAAGACATGCGCCCTCCCGTCCGGGTCGTACCCGATGAGCAGAGCAGCGAAGGGGTTGGTCACACCCTCGTCCACGCCGAGCGACCAGCGCACCATCTCGTCCCGGTCTCGCTCGGTGACGTGCAGGCGCCGGTCCCAGTTGTCGTACACGAGCCCGTCCGAGCCCACCCACTTGCCGAGCCTGTACCGCTCCCTCGCCACCCCAGAGAGGGCGTCCATCGCGGCGATGAACTCGGGTCCGAGGTGCTTGATGTTCGCGTCGATCGGCAGGAACACCCGCGCGTGGTTCTCTGCTGGCCTGTGCCCCCGCGTCAGGCCGAACCGCTCCACCAGCCAGTGACTTGGCGGCCCGGGGTTGCACGTGGCGAAGAGTTGGTTCTTGACCCCGGGGATCTGCACCCGGATCGCGCCGTCGAGCTGAATCCAGTCCCCCTCCGTCAGCTCCACCACCTCGTCCACGTACCCGTGCGTCAGGTTCAGCGAGGACGCGCCGCCCGTCGAGCCGATCGAGGACTTGTCCGCCTGATCGAACCCGTCGTAGACGATCTCCGCTGTCCCGCCGCCCACCGCGTACCGGATGTACCGCTCGGCCTTGTTGTGCGTGTAGGAGCCCTGGGGCAGCACCGGGGGCGTGTGACCGTCGCCCTCCAGCAGCGTCCGGAGCGTGGTCCGCTTCAGGTCCACGAGCTTCTTCCGGAAGATCCCGAACCGGGTTCCCGGCTTGGCCTTGATGATCGCGCCCTTGACGCACCCCATCCACGACTTGCCGCCGCCGCGCCCGCCATCCCCCAACACGTACCGACACCGCTCCTCCTGGATGAAGCAGTGCTGGTGTGGGTTGGGCTCGAGGACGGTCATCCATCATCCACCGCCTCGGGCACGCGGTACTCGATGACCAGACCGCCCTGCCCGTCCTGGCTGACCTTCAGGCCCTCTTGCATGGAATCGGGTTTGCCCACCGTATACTCCATCACGAACCGGGCGCACGCGATCCGGTCCCGACCGCTCGTCGTCAGGGC